CGATCCCGCTGTCCCACGGCATCGACCACGGGTTGGCCTTGCTGTTGCCAATCGAACATGCGAACGACACGCCACTGTGATCGTACATCCACACGGTCAACACAACCGCTGCATCGAACTCGGCCCTGAGCGCAAGCTCGGCCTCGTCCCACCCGGCGTAGTTGCCAAAGTTGAACCCGTCGATCTCCTGCGGCAGGTCGTACTTCTTGTGCGCCCACACGAACCGCGTGAGGTTCTCAAACTGGCGCGGATCGTTGCTGTCATCAGGGTCGACCTGCCAATACTCCAACTTCAGGTCACCGTGGGTCACTGTCTGTGTCTCTATCTTTTGCATCGTGTCTCCTAACTATTGAGGGTGATTGGATACTACACTGCCGTCCGGATGTCACTCCGGGCGGGCAGCAATGCCAGCTCGACAAGCATCTGAGCGTCGTCGTCTGTCAGCCGATGCGCGTCGTTGTGAATGCTCGCGAGGAAGATCCGGACTCGCATCGCGTCAAGCATGATCGTCTCCGGGTCGAGCGCCGCACGAATGCCACGCTCGATTGCCGTCGACGACTTGAACACGTTGCGAGGCCAGTACCTGACCTGCATGAACTCGCCGACCGGCCGCCGCCGCAGAATCGCAGTGGTCTCCAGTGTCGACGGTTTGTAGCTGCGGACGATCCCCCAGTCGAGATCGTCATCTTTGAGTGCCATCTGCGCCACGGTCGACGTAAAGTCGAGCCTGTCGTGGTTCAGCGGGTGGCCGTGTACGTCGCCCGTCATGCTACGTCCTCCGGTTCTGCCCAGCCGATGACGGCCGTGGCGGTCTTGACTTTGTTGTCCTTGACGATCAGCTTCCACTTATCGTCGGGGTCTTCGCCCTGCGCCTCGATCACGCCGTTGACGACGTGGTCGAAGGTGAACTCTTCGAACCCGGGCTGACCCTCGGCCACTGCGCCCGGTGTCAGGAAGTGGTCGATCAGGTACTTCATCCACTGCGCTGCGTAGTAGAATTTCTCGCCGCCGTCCCATTCGAACGCCGCCGCCGGATGAAGCTGTCCTGAGTCGGTCACGCCCTCGCACGGCTCCCACTGGCACCACAGCCCCGGCTGGCCCTCGGGCGGCGTGTTGCCGGCGCCCCACGGCGTGTCGACCTCGGCGAGCGGGCTGCTGACGTCGACGCAGTACGGGCCTGCGGCATAGCTCACGCGGCGCGTCCGGCTGAACGCTGTGAGGTACTCAGCCTCGGCCTTGTTGAGCGGCGGCTCGATCCGAACCGAACCGGTGAAGTCAGTCGTGTAACCCATGACTAACCTACCTTTGCTGCGAGGTACGCTGCTCGCACGTCGTCGGTGACCTTCTGGCTGTCGTCGACCATCGTTACACCGCCGGGCAGGGCTGTAAGCCCTGACGACTCAACCAGTGAGCGAAACGCTGCGAGGTGTGACATCACCTCAATCGCTGTATCGGCGCTGATCTGCACCGTCACTACTTTCTGTTCTGGCATTGCTGCCGTCTCCTGTCTGCCGCTATGCGGCGTTGTTGTCTATGCCGGTCGGCACAGAATGAGGCAGCCCTCCGGAGAGAGCTACCCGATCTGCGTCGCTCAGTCGCACTCGCCCGTCAGAGCGCAGTGCCAGCGGTCATTGCCGCAGGCGTAGTCGTGATAGCCGTCGTACCACTCGGTCGGCTCGCCGCGCCTGTCGGCCAGATCGAGCGGCGGAGTGACAGTCTCGTTTTCCTCCATCGACGCCCGCCATCCTCGGGCGTATGACCTCACGTCGTAGTCCGGCCGCGCTGCGAGGACGGCCCGCCGCGCTGCGAGTTCCTGCCGTGTGCTGCTCATGCTGCCACCTCGCAATCAAGGTAGACGACGTCTCGCAGGCTGTCGCCCACGTCGACGGCGCAGGTGTCGACCTTGCCATTGTCGTCGCGGAGGTAGCCGACGATGAGGCCCTCGCGGCCGTCGTCGAGCTTCACCCGGCTGTTGATGTCACCGACACCTGCTGAGACCTGCGTCTGCGTAAGTACTGACATGTTGCTCACTTCCGTTCTGCCGTTGTGCGGCGTTGATTGACTTGCACTGCGCAGTCTATCAAACCTGCGCAGTGCCTGTTGTCACCTAGTTTCGGTGAGTCCTACACGATGCCCAGTGTCCGCGCTGCTGACAGCCAGCCATGCGGGCAAACTCCGTCCGGCTCAACAAAGCAGCCGTCGGGGCAATCCGTCTCGCCCTGCGCGTCGTCGACTTCGCTGAACGACATCATCGTGTCGCCCATCGCGTCGACCAGTGCCTGCGCCGCCTTCGGGCTGCGCTTCAGTTTCTCGCCGCTCATGCGATCACCCCGCTCGCCACTATCAGCGCAGCGCGGGCGCAATCCCACCACCCGTCAAGGGTCAGAGCAAGCACGGTTGGCCCGGTATAGCTGCGGCCGATGATCTGCTGCGCTCGGTCGACCACTGCGGCGACCACTTCGCGGCCCTCGACGTGCGGCGGCCAGTCGCCGACCTGCCCGTTACCGAAAACCTCGTCGAAGGCTCGCCAGTAATCCAGCAGCGTCGCCTCCTCGGGCGCGTCGTTGCCGCCGTACTCGGTAGCGATCTCAACGGCCGCCCGGATAAACGCGCCGCGGACCCGGGGCGAAACTGCCAGCCACGGTCCCGGAGTCAAGTCCAGTGTGCCTGTGTTGCTCATGCTACGTCCTCCGGATAGGTGCGGAGAATGTCGCGACCTTCGCAGGTCGGGCCGCAATTCCAGCGGTAGGCCTCGAAGAGCTGTTTGATACCTGCCCTCCGCCATGTGTACTCGTCACCGCAGTCGTCACAGAAGACGATGCGCTCATGGTTGAGTTCTCGCACGATGGCCTCAAGCGTGTCGGCCGTTCTCGACACGCCGCCCTCGCGGTCGAACAGGTCACCTAGCGCGGCACCTGCTGCGGCGGGATCCCCATGCCGCAGGCAAGCGGCCGCTGCGGCGAGGTTCTCGGCGATGGCGGATAGCTCGCTCGCCATCGAATTATTCTCGTAGGTACTCATGCTGGGTAGTACTCCCATTCTGCCGCTGTTGCGGCGGCTGCGTCGCGCTGTACGCGCCTCTTGAGTTCCCGCGTCACTGCGGATGCGCAGCGGCGGAACATGTCCGCGACAGCTTCAACTTCAGCCTCGTCGACCTGCTTTTCGAACGCCGCCCGGCAACGGATCAGGTCATCCGCGTCACTCCACGAGAGCGATTGTTCGAAGGTGGAATACATCCTGTCCAGCTTGGTGATCGGTCTGCTCATGTGCTGCTCCTTCTGTGGCCTCCGGCCACGGTACGTCGGTTGATTTGCACTGCAATAGCTGCCGGGGGATTGAACCCCGGCCGGGCCTGATTACCCTCAGCCGTATACCGGCGACCCCCACAGGCCAATCTCAACAAGCGTCATGGCATCACCGGCGTCGTACTGACCAGCGTCACACTCGCGGTACCAGTTGAGCCAGTCGCCCGCAACGTCTCCGCGGACGCACCTCACTGGGCCGTTACGCAGCAGCCCGAACGCTCGCGCTACCGTGTCGGCCGTGGCGCGGCGCGTCTCCTCGCCATCGTTGACCAGCAGCCAGACGACGGTCACGGCGTCGGGCGCGTCTGTCTGGCTGCTGCCGAAGCGGTGCGGGATCCCTGCCTCCGCGTAACCTGTAGCGGCCGTGTACAGAATGTCTTCAAGGAACTCACGACGTTCTGGTGTTCGGTTTGGCATCTGCTTACTCTCCTAGTCTGCCGCTGCTGCGGCGATTGTTCACACTTCGATTGTACATTGTCACTGGGAACGATGCAGCGACCATGACGACGGCCGCCGCGATACTGCCGGAAGACTCAACAGCGCCCGCCGCGCCGACGGCCACCGCCGCCGACACTGCGACCACTACCCGACCTCGTCGTGTTGGCTGTAGCGTCATCGGCCTAGCCTCGCGTCGCGGTCGCCCTCGTCGAAGGGATCCGGCGCGGGTGCGAAACCGTCATCGCGCCATTCGGCTTCCGTCGCGCCGATGATCACCGGCACACCGTGGGAGTTGAGTTCCGCGACCGGTTCAAGGTCGTTCATAGTTTCGAATACCTGAACCTCGTGGCGCTCAGATTGAGCGATGGCGGCCGCGGTCGCGAGCGCATCATCAAGCGTCGTGGCGCCGATGTCGGAGTAGTGTTCGAAGTCGCCATGGCGATTGTCGAACTTGGCTACTGTGTATTGAATGAGTGACATTGCTGCTCCGATCTGCCGCCCGTCATCGTGACGGGCGGCGGGGTTGGTTGGTTGGTGGTTAGGCGGGAAGAATGAAACCGGCGCGGATACCCTCCGCGATGATCGCACGGCCGCGCGGGCCGACCGGCGCTTTAGCGCGGAGACCGACGATCACCCCGACCGGATCGGTGAAGCGTAGGTCCGTCTGGTCACCGTCGATCACCTGCGAGATCTGCCCGGCGATCATCGCGAGCGGTGGCAGGTTCTCGGCGTACGTTGAACGATCGCGAGTCTTGCGAGTCGACGTACTAAACGGTGCAGCCACGTTGATGCCACTGGCCAGCTCTATCGCGGCCTGCTCTGCGTTATCCTCCGAGAGACTAAACGTCAGATGGTAGTTCGTCGGCCACTGTGTGACACCGGCGCGGCGGCGGGCGGTCGGCCACTTCGTGTAATCGTAGAACGTGATCGTCGGGAAAGCTTCAAACACGTTCGCGAACGTCTCACCGCCGCGGTTCACCGGCCACCGCTCCCACGGTAGGTCCGACGTGCCGTTGAGTCTCACCGCGGGAGCCAAGCCATGCTTGCCCGCTAGCTTTACATGGTTTTCAATCTCCCGCATTAGCGCGGCGAGGAACGCATCACGATTCTGCGACCAGTACCTCGTCCGGCGAATTCGGGCCGTTTGGATCGTGTTTAGACCGTCGCGGTCAAGACCGATACCGCCGCGGCCGGATTGATCAAGACAAGCAGCGCGGCAACCGTTGGACGCAAAGGGGCAGACGTTCCGGCCGGAACGATCCGCGGGTGAGAGATGTAAGACCGCGGTCAGATAGCCAAGCTTCTCACCCTTAGCGGTTTTAGGATTACCACGAGTGAGTAGACCGCCCACGGGCGGCCGCTGATCAAGGTCGAAGACCGATGACGTTGCGCGGCCGCGGCCTGCGTTCATTAGGTCACGGGGGAGGCATCCGGGGGAGGCGTATTTAGGTGTTGGCATAATGGCCTACTTTCTGCCGATTCTGTCGGCGGTACTACGGTTGATGTGGTGATACTACAGAACAGTGTTACTGAGTACTACGGCCGCTAGCTTGCAGAGAATCGCGGCATTACACTCCATTTCGGTAATCAATCCCGCTTGAAGTTGTTGCACTAGTTCGATTATCTCTGCCCCCGCGTTCATTACCTGCGCTTCTAAATCGTTCATTTGTGCCTACTTTCGTTGTCGTGATTAGTTGCACTGCAAGACACCGCCACGGGGTGAACCGTGACGGTGTTGAGATTGATTATCGGATACCTAGCGCTATTGGGGTGCCATACCCGCGCTAGGCATACGTGCCTAGTGTCCGTCTCTGCCTAGCGGGCGGGATGCACGCGCCATACAGAGTCCAAGGTAAGTGAGCTACCCGCCTCCGCTATCCGGGCGGCCGCCATCGCGGCCGATCCGATACGGGCGACCTAATCGCACTAGGCCGCGGGAATACTTCCCCTATCTTGCCGACGATTACCCGACCTAGCGCCGCCGCCCGTGCGCTGACTCGTCACCGGTGCCGGATCGCGTGATCAACGGCCGCGCCGCGGATCGCGGCGGTGTGACTATCCGGGCGGATATGTGGCCCGAATTCCTAACCTGCCATGCATACTCCCAGCCAAGAGAGCATGCCTTGTTACCAAGTTGTGAACGATTGGTGAACGATTGGTGAAGCTTTTTTTCGGCGGTCCTAGAACTACACAGGTGCGCGCATATATCACATCGTCGCCCGCGGCGCTCTCACCTATAATCCCGCCCGCATTACAGTGACACTAGTGATATTGGCTCACTGTAACCCACTATAAATACGCATAAAGGTGATTATTGGGGCTGGTGGAACGGCGGGTGGCCTAACACGAGGGGGCCAGAAAAAGGAAGTGGTCCGAAGCCCTCTAACTCTTAAGTGACACAGATCGCTGCAATGACATAAAGTCACGCAGAAAATGTATGTTTAAAAGAAAACCCTCAAGCTAGAGGGTGAGGGTTAATCAGAGCATTTTGCGGAGCTTCCGACGCTCAGCTTGGAGCTGAACGGAAGCTTGGCGCAGCCGCTCTTCGGTCCTTACCGCGATGCGCGTGTAAGGAAGGCGGCCGATCTCTGACCTGATCGGAGCGGCGGCGGCCGACAGCTTCTCGAGCGCGGCCGTCAACTGCTTCGTCCGGAGATCGTTCTGACGCTTTGTCGAGCGGCGATGAAAACGACGCAATTCGGCCGCCTCGGAACAGGCCGTCGCGGCCGCTTCAATGAGGCTGTCGTAAAGTGGTCCGGAGGCCATTTCAGAAGCATACTCAGGAGTCAGCCGGAACTGGTCCGAAGGCCCCGATTTCGGAGGGCAAGTGGTCCGAAGGTACCCAAAACGGACCCAATAAAACAAAGGCTTCTCAGCACCTTCCCCCAGCTCCCCCTATAGGGGGGAGTGGGGAAGGCGAGAGCCGGGCGCGAAAACGAAAATTTCAAGCTTGTTGAGAGCGGACGCCAAAGAGGAGAAAAGCGGCCGCAGAATCGTCCCGATAGCGGACGCCGTGACACACCTCGCGGCATCATTAAGAACTGATGGCTAGCCGACTCTCAAACTTCACCCGCGCCGTCGCGGGGGAGAAAGCTCTCCCCGCTCCTCCACCAGCAGACCTGTACGGTGCGGCTGGCCTCCCGATCGGCGGCCCAGCAGTCCCGCTTACTTCGCGTCTCAGTCAACGCGAAGCCCGGCGCCACATGGCGGCTTACGGCGGCGCGCAAGCAATCGACACTCTGAACAATTGTGTCAACACTTATCTTGATGCGCTGACTCTTGCAGAGTGGGAGCTTAAGAAGGACGGAGTGACTTACGTTCCGCATTTGCCTAAGGAGGCGCCGCCGGAAATTCTTGAGGCGCCACAGGATCTCGTCGAGTTGATTGAGCGGCCGAACCCTTGGCAGAACTGGGATAACTTCTTGGGCCTCGCTGTCACCGACTACTTGATTCTTGGAAACTTCTACTGGCTTAAGTTCCGAACGACACAGGGCAGCGATAAGCCACTGGCGTTGTACAGGCTGAACCCGGCCGACGTGACTGTCTTGCCGGGCAAGACAGAGTTGATTGCTGGCTACGAGTACAAGATCCCCGGTCATGGTGAGCCTGTGCATTTTCCGGCGGACATGGTGATTCATGGCATGCGCCCGAATCCGCACAACCCTTACTTTGGTTTGGGCATCGTCGCTGCTGGCGCTCGGATGCTCGATACTGAGATCGCGTTGACTGAGACTCAGGCTCAGTTCTTTGAGCAGGGTGCGAAGCTGTCGGGCGTGTTGCAGACTGACCGTCGCGTTCCGGACCCAGTGTTTAAGAAGATCACGATGCAGTTCCGCAATTTGTATTCCGGCAGCCAGAACGCTTACAAGGTTGCCGTGTTGGAGCAGGGCCTCCAGTTCAAGAGCATTCAGCCGACGGCGGCCGAGAGCGAGTTTGTTGCGTTGAGCAACCTTTCGTTTGAGCGGCAGTGTCGTCTGTTCAGGATTCCGCCGGAGTTGTTGCAGGGGTCAAACAATGGGCGACCGGGGATCATGCAGGAGGCTAAGCGTCAGTTCACGAGTGACACGATGGCTCCGCTGATCAAGCGGTTGAACGCGATCATCTCGCATGAGCTGACTCAGCCGGGCTGGGGCTTTGACTTTTTCATGGACTACAAGTATGTGATGCCGCGTGAGGATCAGCTCAAGCTGGTCGCTGGCATTGCCACCTTGCCGGGCATCCGCATTAACGAGATCCGTCAGGAGGCTGGGCTTGAGCCGTTGCCGAAGAACGAGCTTGGTGATGACGGCAAGCCGATCGGCGACATGATCATCAACTTGCCAATGCCGTCAACTGAGAATCCCGGCGGCGTCGCGGACCAGCCGTTGCCAAACGAGGCCGGGCGCCCACCGAAGATGGAGAACACTTTGGCGTTCGCGACTCGCGGGTCGGGCAGTAACCCGAAGCCAAATGGGTTTGGTGCGCCAGCGGGCGAGGCGGCCGCAAAGACTGGCAAGGGATTGCTTGAGACGATCGAGCTGCTCGAGGAGGCCCTTGGGGTCACTGACGCTAAGGCCGTCGGTGGGCATGTACCACCGCAGGGTGTGCGCTCTAACGCAAAGCGCGGTCTTGAGATGTACGCCAACGGCGAGGCCGGTGACGGACTGGAGGGAGCAACGGTCTCTCGCGCTCGCAGGATCGCTGCCGGGTCAGCCTTGACCGACGCGCATGTGATGCGGATGCACTCGTTTTTTGAGCGGCACGACAAGACTCGGCCCGCTGACGGCGGCCGTGGCGAGTCACCGTGGCGGACAGCTTGGATGTTGTGGGGCGGCGACGCCGGACGCAGATGGGCCGGGTCAGTAGCCAAGCAGATTCAAGGTGAGGGCAAAGCTGCCACTGACGGCTTCGCAGAAGCACAGCAGGCCCTCTACGAGACGATTTGCGTCGAAGGGAAGGGCTTGGGTAAGGTTGACCGGGAAACTCTCGTAGCGAGCGTTTTGGCGTTGGGCGGTCTCGCTCAGGGCGTCAAGGAAGTTGCAGCTCGTGAACTGAGTGAGGGTGTGCGCCGGGGCTACAGCATCGAGCAGCTTTGGGAGGGTTACGTCGCCGAGGGCTTTGCCGGGGTGCAGCAAGTGGTTTCCGGCTGGTACGGACGCGATGATGCGTCCCATGACGGCTGAAGAGTTCGACGAGGTCTACGACACGATCCTTGACGCGATGGACGCGGACGGGCGCTTGATGACGTTGATGATCCCCGGACCTAACGGCGTTCATGTAGTGCAGTCACGAATTCCGTTGACGGCTTTGCAGTACGCCTACGATCCCGATCAGCGCGGCCGTGAGGAGTTCCATTGCCAAGCGATGGTCGCAACGTGTCGCGAGTTTGGGTTGCCGACCGGGGCCGAGGATGCCTAGTCCAGTTGAACCAGACGCGCACGACGTTCTGTACGCAATCTCGGTCCTTGACGCTCAGACTGATTTGGTGATGGACAAGATGTGTCCTTGTTGTCGGGCGCACCCGGTGATGAAGTTCACCGAGGAGGACGTTGAGACCGAGGAGCTTGTCACGACGGAGGCTTGCATCGCGTGTGACGCGATTCATTTGTGGCCTCGACTGGAGTGGGAGGATCTTGATGACGCTTGCGCTCAGTGCGAACGGTGCGGCAATTGCATGACACATGATTGCGGCGGCTGCCCGACTCGTGAGGAATTGTTGGAGATGGGTTACACCGAGGAGGAGATAGATGCGACCGATTAGTCAAGCTCTTGTTGCCGTCGGGTTGACGGCCGCGATCACTGGCCTTAACGCGCTCGCCTATACCGCATCTGGTATAGCGTTGGTGCTTGAGATGACGCTTGTTTGGGCGTCGACGCGGGATTTTGAGTAGCTGTCACAGGGCTGCCTATTCTTTTTCTCATGCCTACTCCAGATTTCATGCGCGGCGGCGAAGTTGGAAGCAACGCCAAGATCACACAGAATCCTTACGCTGGCGAGATCACTAGCTCAGCAAGCATTGGCGACAAGGGTGTTCAAGTTGCTCTCGCAGCTAACCCAGTAACTCAGGGTCCAGTGCCTTCAAGCGTTGATACCACCAACGGTGCGCGCACTGAGATTCGCGGCGTTCCGCCGAAGTTTACGTTGACGCCTCCGTCCTCAGTTGATACTTCCGGTGGCATGGACAACACGATGGTTCCGGGCGGCATCTACCCGGCAACTATGCGTCCGCCGTCATCGGTAGACACTTCGCGGAACCGCTGATGTGCTTCAGCCCGCTCACTACAACTTTGTAGTCAAGCAGGGCGCCACTTGGCGCAACGTCTTTACGCTGTATCAAGGTGACACGTCTGGCGCGGTCGTCAACCTCACCGGCTACACCGCAAAGCTTGAGGTCAAGGATGTTGGCGCGAGCCTTTACGCCACGCCTTCAACAACGAAGCTGCTGACTCTCACTGAGAGCAGCGGCATCACTCTTGGTGGGACGGCTGGCACGATCACTGTACTGCAGTCAGCAACCCAGACTGCGGCTTACCCTTGGGCTAGCGGCGAGTACCGGCTGACCCTCACGGCTCCCGGCGGCGACACCAACGTCTACCTTTACGGTGACGTCACAGTTGAGAGGTTCTGATGCCGACTCAAGTGCAGGCGATCACGGTCAGCGACGGCAACATTGCACTGACGCAGACTAATTCGACGGTCAACGTCGTTGAGTCGTTGACGGGCGCTCAGGGTGCGACGGGTCCTACTGGAGCTACTGGAGCTACTGGAGCTACAGGTGCAGCAGGACCAACCGGCGCGACTGGCCCGACGGGTGCTACTGGAGTTGTTGCAGCGACCGCCCCGGCGACCTATAACTCTGGCACTCAAACGGTTGGAGTGACTGTCGGCACAACGTCTAACACTTTGGCCGCCGGTGATGACAGTCGAATTACGGGCGCTGCCCAAAAGGCCAACAACCTCAGTGACCTTGCTAGCGCAGCTACGGCTCGAACTAACCTTGGCCTTGCCCCGACTTCGGCAACGGCACTCAGCACAACTAACACAGTTGTTGACAAGGCCGCGCTAACTCCCGCCTATGTGGCGCCGCATAACGTAGGTGAGTGGAATGGGCTGCATAGACAGGTGCAGTCTCCCCTTGAGTCAAGCCCGTCTCACGCGGGGATCTCGACGCTGCCATCTGTTCTAGCAACTGCGACTATTGCCGGAGCTGTCAGTGCCGGTACAGGGACGCCCACCGGTCGTCTGACTGCTACATGGGTTTACGTTCCGGCAGCAATCAGTGTTCAGCATGTTCGCTTTGCGTACTCAACAAGACTGCCTACTGACATTGTCGATGTGCGAGTGGGCATCTGGAACAGCTCACAAACTAATCTTGCTACTTCTTTAAACCTTGTAAACGCAACAAGCTCAGGGAACGGCAGCAACGTACCTGCATCAGACAACAGCCGTTTTCAGACAATCTCGGGCGTTACTGTGCAAAGCACACAGGGCGCTCCAAGCTCAACGCTTAACATTGTCTGCACGTCAGGTCGTCCGGTAGTCAACATGGCCGTGACAACAGCAATTACAGGACTGGCAGCTAACGTCACGATTACTAACGTCGTCCCTCTCGGAGGCGTTACCAATGGCTACACCTTGACTTTGAGCGCCGCCACAACTGTCGCCCTAAGTGCAGGCACTGCGATCACGTTTTCACCAAACAACATTATTGAAACGCGGCGGCAAACCGGAAACTTTAACGTCATAAGCGGATCGACGCTACTTGCCAGCCCTTACGCAGCGTTCAGCAGCCCAGTAGCGTTGTCCGCTGGCTGGTACTTAGCTGGAGTGTGGGCGGGCGGCGCAGCTTCTTCGGCTACGCCTACAATGGTTTCTTCTGTGCTAATGACTGCTTTTGCTGGAATACCGATGGTTGATCAAGCTGGCCCAACCTCTGCACCCGGCTTAAACAACTTCAAAGTTGGTTCACTGTATGTGGACAACGTCGCTCTTACAGGAGGTTTGCTCCCGACGATTGGAGCCAGCCCTGCAACAAGCGCAGGCACCCTGTACCTAGACTTGATGAGCTAAGTCAAACGAATCCTCATACTAATTACATGGGCAAGTTCACTTGGGAGTTCGCGCTTGCGGGAAAGGCAGTCGAAGAGCAGGACGGAGACCTCTACATCGAGGGCTACGCTTCCGACTTCGACGTTGACCGCGACAACGAGTACATCGCACCGGGCGCACTCCAGAAAGCTTTGGACGCTTACATGGCAAACCCAGTGTTGTGTTATCACCACAAGATGTCGGACGCCATGGGTCAGGTTGTTGAGGCTCGCGTCGACGGCAAGGGCTTGTGGATCAAGGCTCGGGTCGACCAGCCCGAACCGGGTACCGAGGCAGCTAATCGTTTCCGTCAGGTTGCTAAGGGAACCCTGCGTGGGTTCTCGATCGGTGGATTCTTCAAGAAGGCAGTTGAGCGCGGCCGCACGATCATCAACGAGATTGACCTTGTTGAGATCTCACTGACCCCAACTCCGGTTAATCCTAGGACGCTTGGCACCGTTGTTGGTAAGGCTCTTGGCGACGACACGGCCGAGGCCGAGATGGAAACCCCGCTTGTTGAGGCGCTCGAGACTGTGCTTGGTTCGGCTGTAGTTCTGTATTTTATGGCGCACGGATCTCACTGGAACGTCAAGGGGCCAGCATTCGGCGCCTACCACGAACTGTTTCAAGAAATCTACGAGGACATCTACGAGTCGATCGACCCGATCGCTGAGCAAATGCTCAAACTGGGCGTCGATGCCTGCTTTACTCTGTCTGATTTTCTTGACGAGAGCGTCATCTCAAACGACAAGCCTGCTGACGATTCTCCGGAGGCACTCGTCACCATGTTGCTCACCGCTAACGCTGAGTACCTGACAGCGCTCAACACTCTTTTTGCCATTGCCACTGCTGACGATCAGCAGGGCATTGCGAACATGGCGGCCGATCGAATTGACGCTCACATGAAGTGGGCTTGGCAGCTTCGCCGCAGCGTCCAGAACCCTAACTCACCCGTTTTGGACACGGCCGCGCTGGACACGATGGAGCAGGCGCTCCGTCAGATGTCATAAGCGCGAGTAACTTTTTCTCCAACCTATCTTTGACCTGCGTCACGCGGCGACTGGGATGGCGGACCGTTACATCAAACCATTAAGACCAACAAGGACTTAAAACAAACATGTCAGACCAAACACAGTCGCGTGACGAGGATCTCGCCGCTCGCCTCGAGGATCTGCAGGCCAAGGCCGCAGCCCTTCTCGATCGTGCGCAGGCAGCCGATCCCGCAGACGCGAAGTCTCTGCGCGCTGAACTCGATTCCGAGATCAAGCCCGCGCTTGAGGCACTCACAGCAGAGCGTGACGCTGAAATCAGCGCCCGCGAAATGAAGGGTCTCAAGGAGCAGGTCAGCACTTTGACCGGCGCCATCGAGTCGCTTCGCAAGCCAGTTGACTTCAGCTTTGGCGTTCCTACCGGCGAAGTTGTCGGCGAGACCGTTTACCGCAAGAAGTCACTTGGTTCAGCAGAGCCAGAAGGCACCGGCCAGAGCTTCTTCGCCGATGTCCTTGCAGCCAACAAGGGTGATCAGGCCGCAATCGGCCGTATGTCACAGGCTTGGGGCCAGAAGGCAGCAGCGTACCTTTCAGGTACAAGCGGCGCTGGCTCAACTGCTTCCAGTGGTTCGGGCCTGTCGGAGGGTACCTACACTCCGGCAACCTTTACCGGTGGCGGCTACCTCGTTCCGCCGGAGATCAGCTCTGAGCTGGTCGTTCTGCGTGAGCAGGCAGCAGTGCTTCGTCAGATCTGCTCGTCAATTTCGGTTGACAGCCCGTCACTGCAGATCGCTTCTGTCACTGGTGGCACCATCGCAGCTTGGGTTAACGAGCTGACTGAGAAGCCATACCAGAACATGACGTTCTCAAACATCAACGCGAACGTATACACGGCTGCTGGCCTCGGGGTTATCTCGAACCAGCTTCTCATGGATGCGCGCACGTCGATCGACTCGTTGCTGATCAGCGACCTTGCCAAGCGTCTTGCAACGCTTGAGGAAGTTGCGTTCATCAACGGTTCCGGTACCGATCAGCCGAAGGGCATCCTTAACACTTCTGGTGTTAACGCTCAGTCGGTTGGTTCAGACACGACCATCCCAGTGCTGCTCGACAAGATCCTTGCGGGCATCACCGACGTTCAGACCAACTACCAAGGCAACCCAAGCCACATTCTGATGCACCCCCGTACATGGGCGCGTATTGTGGCTGCCCGCGAGTCAAGCGCACCGTCGACGTACCTGATCGGCGCTGGCGCGACTTCGTTCGGTCGCCGTGGCAGCGATGCCCTTCCGGGTGGAGAGCTGTTTGGTCTCCCGGTTGTCCTCACCAAGAACATGCCTACGACTCTCGGCTCGGGAAGCAACGAGTCCCGCGTCATCGTCGGCAACTTCGGCGAGGCACTGATCCTTGATCGTCAGGGAATCACCGTCGATCAGTCGCCACATGTCCTGTTCACCCAGAACCAGACGGTCTTCCGGGCGGAAGAGCGCGTTGGTTTCACCGCAGCTCGTTACCCCAAGGCTTTCTCCGTGATCAGCGGAACCGGCCTTGCCTCGGGCTGATAAGGAGGAGATCCAGATGGCAGACATCAAGGCTCCAGTAGTAACGCTTGACGCCGATGGCAACGTCGGACACGTTCAGCTTGATGTGCGTACCGGTGAGGCCGGAGTCACTCCTCTTCCCGAGGAGTTCCAGCCGGTGAACCCGATGGCGCATTACCTTGAGGCTTCGGCCCCAAAGGCGCCAGCGGCAGCTCCCAAGAAGTAACTATCGGTCATAGACCATCAACGGCGGCCCTCGGTGTAAAAACCGGGGGTCGTTGTCGTTACCGACCGTAGACTCGTCTTATGGCTCAGAGTGAAATTATTACCCTTAGTCAGCTCAAGGAAGCCCTTGGCACTCCGGTTTCGGACACCACCAAGGACATCAAGCTGACGCAGGCGATCAAGAGCGCCTCGTCCGCGATTCGTACTTACCTTGACCGCGACTTTGGTACTGCTGTGGTCACTGAGACTCGCACGTTCGTCTACGACGGCTCGGGCATTCTCGAAATTGACGACTGCGTTAGCGGTTCGATTACGTCAGTCGTGGTTGCCGGGCGAACTGTCAGCACTAAAGAGTGGCTGCCACAGCCGTACCGTCGCAGCCCAGTGGTTTACTGGCTACTGCTGGCGCCCGCTTATGGCATCAGTCCGGCGATGGGCTTCACATGGAACCTTGACACTTACTATTTGTACGCCAATCCTGTGGCTTACACGATTGACGTCGATGTCACGGCTGACTGGGGTTGGACTGAGATCCCTGAGGACATTCAGCAGGCAGCGATTTACACCGCAGCCGCGATGGCTGAGACTCCGAAGCCTTACGTTTCGCAGAACTACGGCAGCTACAGCGTTCAGATGCCGACGCCGTTTGACACTGCGATCCCCGAGCGGGCCAAGGCGCTGCTCGATCCGTACCAACGCCTGAGGCTCTAATGGCTCGGCGCAAGATTGCGGCCAAGGCGGAGCTGGCTAAGTACAGCCGCGATGCTTACGGCCCCGCGTCAATTGAGCTTCGCGCCACCGTCAACCCGGTTCATGGTAGCCGCGTCTATTGGCGTGACCAGTCGGGTTTTATGCAAGTTCCCAAGGAAGCGAAGGAAGCACTGTACAAACTTGCAGAAGACACGGCTAAGATTATGAAGCGCGAGGCGCCCGTGGGTAAACCGACACAAAACAAGGTGCCGTCTTCGCATAACACGCCCGGCCGCCTACGCAACTCGATCGGTGCTTTTAAGACCGAGAGCGGCGGCATTGTTGCCGTCACGGCCGATCACTGGAACCTTGTCGAGGGTGGTACGACGGACCATCCAATAACAGGCCCAAACGGCATTAGTTTCTGGGGGACTTTTCGGTACAACGGCAAGAACGTAACACGGAAAAGCGGTAAAAATGCTGGGCAGCGCAAGGGCAAAATTACTGTTCCGTCAGTTCATCACCCCGGCACCAAAGCGCGACCGTTCATCTACCGAAATTTTAAAGAGGCCAAGTACGAGGCGCTCGATTACGTCGTTGACGCTGTGCGTTACGCAAAGACCGGTGGCTTTAACGAGGGGAAGAAATACCTATGAGTAGTCCAGCAACAGCAGCCCGCAAGACTTTGATGAGTCTACTTCAGGCCGAGTTTGGTTCTGAGGGTTTTTCGATTCGTGGCGACCGACTTGATACGTCACTTGGTTTTGACGGCGGCGTGATCGGTGTGGCCCCTGACAGTGAATCGCCGAATGGAAGTAACCGCATCGAGCTTGACACAACGCTTACGGTCCAGTTTTACGGACCTTGGTCGGATCAGAGCGATCCAAACGACATCGTCGACCCGATCACGGTTGAGGCGTGGGCGTGGCGATTCCGGCTGCTCATCGCTAACTATCAGCAGACTGGCACGTCGAGTGTCTGGTACTTCCAGCTTGATGATCTTGAGTACGGCGATGACCCCACCGGTAATTGCACTCGGTTTGTGGCGAGCGTCGTGGCGCGTGGTGAGAACCCCGCTTACTAGCTGTCACAACCGTTCGTACTATTCTGTTCATGCCGAATTTCGAAATTTCCGACGCCGCCGCAGGCGCTGTTTTTGTCAGCCTGTCTAACGGCAACTTTGTGGTTCCCGCTAAGGGTTCAATTGAAGTAACCGAGGACGTAGCAGTTGAGCTTCGTCACCTCGCCCTTGTCAATGAAATCACTGAGGCCGCTCCGGTTGCTGACGCTCCCGTCGAGAAGCCCGCTAAGGAGAGCAAGTAACCAATGGCCGGACTTAAGGGTAATGTCGCATGGTGGGCAGCCGCCAAGCAAAGCGCAAAGGGTTCGGCCGCAGCATACGCACCGTTCAAGGCTCCGTTCACCGGCGGCGGCATTCAAGTTACTCGCGAAACCGCGAACCTTTCTGAGACTGATTCGTCACGCGATCAGGGCATCAGCTACGTCGTTCGTTCGGGCGTCGAGGGCGGCACCGAGTCTTACGTCCGCGATTCGTACATTCACAACCTTCTCGAGGGTACTCTCGGCAAGCGCACGGTTGTCGCTTCCGGCACTCAGTTCACGGTCAGTTCGGCGACTGCTGCTGCTCCCACGTCAGCTACTGTCAACGCAGTAAGCAACGTCCTTAACGTCTACACCTACACAACTGCGGCAGCTCACGGGTTCGTTGCAGGTGACGTTGTCACAATCGCTGGTTCGTCAGTAGCCGGTTGGAACGGCACCTTTACGGTTGCCAGCGCACCCACTACCACTACCTTCACCGTAAACGGCCCAAGCTCTGCTGGGTATGGCACAACCACTTGGTCCTCTGGCACCGCTACTTCAACCAAGTCGATCTACACTTACACGACTTCAGCAGCGCACGGTTACGTCGCTGGTAACTCAGTAGGCGTAGCTGGCGCAGCTAACGCCGCCTACAACGGACTGTTCCTTGTTCTGACAGCCCCGACCACCACAACCTTCACGGTCGCAGGTCAGGCAAGCCCCGGCACAACCACTTTTACCAGTGGCACTGTTTCACAGTCGGGAACTCACACGATCACTCCGGCTGATTCGGCCAACCTTCCTTACTTCACTTTCTGGCGCAACCAGAGCGACACTCTCTGGGAGTCGTTCACTGACTGCCAGTTTGGCGAGCTGACCATCAAGGGTGAAGCTGGCGCACCGCTCTCGGTAACAACAGCGATCATGGGCCTCACGCCTACTCGCTCAGCCACCGAGTTTGGCGCCACTTCGTGGAACACCAAGACCACGACCGACGCTTGCTACAGCTACAACAACGCGACTATCGCGCTCGGCGGAACCGTTGGTTCAACAGGTCTAATCACCAGCCCTACCGCTACCGGACTTGTCCGCAGCGTTGAGATCCAGATCAGCAACAACCTCAATGTCCAGCAGACCGACGATGTCACTCCTTACGACATGGTCCCGGGTCAGCGTCAGATCAACATCTCGTTCGACCTGATCCTTGACTCGCTCGACGAGTACAACAAGTTTTTCTACGGCGGCATCAGCGGCACGTCAGTCAGCTCGTCGATCTACACGACACCGATGCAGATCACGTTTGCCAACGGTTCGAACAGCATCAAGTTCGACATCCCATCGGTTGCTTACGAAGCTTTCCCAGTGCAGCCGAACCCGAACGGCGACCCGATCGTGGTCAGCGTTCGCGCTCAAGCTCAGCGCACTGGCGACCCAGCCAAGCCGATCATCACGGCGACTGTGGTCAACTCAAACCTTCTGTAGTAGAAGCCTCAGCAATTCAACAGCCGGGAGGACCGGCACATGGATAATCAAAACCCGGCGATCGGGATCGCTAAGGCGCAAGCCAAGCGTGTCAGGCGAGAGGTCACAATTCTCTTGCAGATGATCGCCCAATTAGAAGACAACCTACAGCCCAAGGAGGCACAAGGTAATGAGCGCAACTAAGACAACCAAGGCAAGCTGGAAGAAGGCGGCAGTTCACGAGGGCATCACGCTCCCGTCAGGCACTGTCGTTTCGATCAAGCTGCCGAACCTGCCGTTGATGATCAAGACGGGCCAGCTTCCCAACACTCTCGTCGAGGACGCCCTTGCCGCTCAGTCAGCGGCCGCTGATGCCAGCGTCACTCGCGAGATGATCGAGCAGCAGTGGGAGTACTACAGCTTCCTTGTCAGCAAGACCGTCGTCGAGCCTGCGATCACGCAGGAAGAGGTCGCTGAGATCCCGGCTGAGGACATCGAGATGATCGTCGAGTTCGCTACTCGTCAACGCGACATTGACGCTGTCTACGCTCACATTGCGGGGTTGGACAAGCTCGACTCGTTTCGCAAGTTTCGTTCGCTCTCCGGCGGCTTCGAGGATTTGGAGAACTAGCAAGGAATCCGGTATGCCGCTCCCGACTTTTTCCGACGACGACTTCATTGACTTCTGTGTTGCAGAGGCACTGATGCTGAAAGCTCGCGTCGAGGAAATCGAAGCGGAGAAGGATGCCGAGCGGCGCGAGTGGCAGAATAGGCCGCTTGGTTCCGGCGGAGCGATGAAGATGGGCGGCGGGTTCTAATGGCCCGCCGCGAGATCGTTGGTGAAGCAGTTGTCAAGCTTTCCGCTGACACCAAGGGGTTTGTAGCCGAGCTTGAGGCGGCCAAGGCTAAGGCCGAATCAACGCTTCGAAACCTTGACGGCCGTCAGCGAATTCAGGTTGACGTTGATGCTAATACAGCAGCGGCGCAGGCAAAGCTAGCGGCGTTAGCGACCGAGATTGAGCGTGTTCAAGGTTCCTACAAGTCTAAGTACGGTCGCGATCAGTTCGATTCTTACGGCGCTAAGGCGCTTAGAGACGAGCTTGTCAGACTTCGAGCTGAGTACGACGCTGTTGACAGCTCGATTACCAGTTACATAGATCACGTCAACGACGAGGCCGACGCTTACGATCGCGCTCGCATCGCTCGTAAGCGTCTTAGCGACTTAACTGATAAAGACCTCAACAGTAAGACGGCTCAGAGGACTGCTCAACTCACTGGCAATCTTAAGACGCTCGAGCAGCTCACGAGCGCGGAATGGGATCACGAGCAGCAGCGTCGTTCGATTGCGGCTGCCGAGATAAAAGATTCTAAGAGCCTTAATCAAGTCATGGAGACGTTGTCTAAGTCTCGTCGTAAAGAAATGCAGGATCGAATTGCGTCCGCCGGTGGATCATCGGCTTTCCTGCGGGCGATCGAAAAAGAGAACGCCGCTCTCCGTGAGCAGAACTCAGTTAGGCGCCTGCTGGGCATGGCTGAAATTGACAGTGACAACAGCGAGAGCGGCCGCAATAAGAGAGGCGGCATCTGGTCGATCTTGACTGCAGGTGGTTCAGGTTCGCCAATGGAAACCTTGATGAAGATCCTCAGGGAGCCAGTTAAGGTTGGCCCCTTCACAGCGTCAATTCGTGGTCTTACCATTGGTATGACCTACCTCGGTCACATCGCCGCGTCCGTAGTTGGCTCACTCGTTGCGATGGCCGGAACTGTCGGAGGCGCCCTAACTGGTGCGTTCACTGTCGGCATCGCGGGAGTAATGGGATTCGGGCAGGCGTTCCTTGGAGTCAGGGCAGTAATCGCCCCATACGTCAAGGATCTTGAGCGCGCAAACCAAGCTACCGACGCTTACACCACCGCCGTTGCTAAGTACGGCAAGGGTTCCGACCAAGCCAAGGACGCGCAAATCAGGCTGAACAGTGTTCTGGGTCAGATGGCGCCGACTGCTCGCGCCGCATTCAAGGACTACACTGCCGCCCAGCTCGAGTTCGCTAACCGCACCAAGGCCACTAAGCCAATGCTTGACCGGGCGCTGGCCTCTACCACCAAGACTTTCCGAGCTTTGGTTCCGAGTTTTGCTGACAACACTGTCAACACTGTTTCGACTGTCGGCAGCAGTGTTGAGCAGGGTATGGGTTACCTGCGTCGCGAGGAGAAGGGCGGTAAGGGGTTCCTGAACACCACGTTTAAGAACGCAAACCTTGCCCTTGGCCCGCTGCTCGGCGGCATTGGCAGGCTCGCTGCCGCACTGGGCAACATCGGAGCGTCGGCGTCGCGTTACTTGCGGCCGCTTACTGTTTGGTTCGATCGGGCAATGAAGTCATTTCTTGGTTCGACGAACAACAAGACTGGGCTGAACCGCACGATTGATGGCCTTGTTAGAGATTTCAAGTCGGTCGGCCGCACGATCGGTGCCGCCACTAACTTGCTGCTTGATTTCTTTGGAGCCGGGCGCGGCGCCGGGCGAGGACTCTTTGACAGTTTGACTGGCGTCTTTAACAAGTGGGACAAGTTCATCACGTCCACTAAGGGTCGCAACACAGTTCAGAACTTCTTTAATGGCGCTGCCGAGGGTGGCAAGCTGCTTGCAAATGTGATTCGGTCGATTGGCCAGTTCTTTGTTTTGATCACAACGGTTACGGCACCGTTGGCTATTGGACTTGCGAAAGTCAGCGAGTTTTTCCTGCGAATTGCCGGTCAGGCAATGAAGATCGATGGCGTGACGAGGGCATTGCAGTCGATGGCGGTCGGTGCCACGTTTGCACTGGCAGCGTTTAAGTCCGGTGTCGCCATTGCAGCGATTGGTTCGCTGATTGCAAAAATTGGTGGGGCCATTACGGCGTTGCGAAACCTTCGGATGGCTGCGGTTCTTGCGTGGGCCGCCTCGACCGGCGGTATGTCGATCCTTATCGGCGGCCTTGTCACGCTTGGTGCCTATCTGCTTAGTTCCAAGAGTAAGTCCGACACTTTGAAGGACTCTTTGAAGAAGCTGAAGACTGAGGCCAAGGAGCTGGGCGAGGCGTTGTCTGACAAGTCTTACCAGCGGTCAATGAACGCGCTTCAAATTAAGTCGAACAATCAGCAGCTCAAGGGACTTAAGCCGAACTCAGTTGAAGCTCAGATGCTTCGACTCGAGAACGATCGTCTTCGCGGAGATAACAAAAAGCTCGACGCTGAAATTCTGTCTACCCGCTCCAAGTTGCAGGCTAACGCTAAGGGACAGACGCGCAACAGGGAAGAGTCAGCTAACGACAGTTTCGAGAAGACGGTTACTGCGAGGCGCGCAGGGCGAGCCGGGCGTAATCTGCTTACCGACCCTGAGTATGTTGCAAGGGCAAACGCGCAGCTTGAGAAGAACCTCAGATTGCAGCAGCAGGCGCGAGATTTTGAAGGCGGTCAGGCCATAGCAAGTCAGCGTCTGCTCACTTCAGATCAAGGCGGGCTGGCACAGACCACGTCGATCAAGTTGCAGCAGGCAATCGGCAAGGCAATTAGAGCTGGCGCCAAGAAGCAAGCAATCGAAATTGCCCTGAATGGCAAGCTCAACGAGCGTCAGATGATCCGGGAGCTTAACCGGATCCCTGCTGTCAGGCGGCTTTCAATACAGGTTGAGACGTCACCAATACGCGCTGGAAAAGTCTTTGATGCCTTCCGTCAACTGCCGGGCGCTAGTCGAGCAGAGGGCGGGGTCAACTACGGCACGATGGCTGCCGCTTCCGGCTACGACAAGGCCACGGCGCTCGGTAAAGCAATGGGCCGACCGAGGCGCGCAGCGATGGGCCGATTCAACGAGCCAACCCTGTTGGTTGGCGAAGAGAACGTACCTGAGTACGTCATCGCGACCAATCCAGCGTACCGGTCGCAGAATAAGCGTTATCTCGCGGCGGCCGCCAAGGCGCTTGGAATGGGCGTGTGGGACAGCTCGGGACTGACTTACGCTGCTGTTGGCCGCTCGCCCGCCGGAGTTACTAGCGCCGCAATCTTTGACGAGGTTGCTCTTCGATCAGACATTGAGGCCGGGAAAGTAAAGAATAAGTCTCAACGAGACATTTACAACCCCCTCTACAAGAAGAGTCAGCGCCAGCCTCTTACGACTGCTGAGCGCCGCAGAGCGGAGAAAGCACTTGGCGAGATTAACAAGGTAAACAATAGCTTTGCGTCCGGTGACCTTTTCTGGGCGCGCCGCGCCCTCGCGGTTGCAGATAAAATCAGTAGCCACTCAGACAGGGCGGACACGCTTAGTACGCTCATGTCTCGCGCAAAGAACAAGGGCGACGCAAAGGGATTTCATAAGTACCGTAACGAGCGCACGGCCGAACTTGAGTGGCTGATTGCCCAATACCGGATTGCTCTTCCGGGCGCTAACCCAAAGCGCAAGGCTGCGATCAACAAGGCCATCGCAGGCTGGCAAACCGACATTCAGTCCAACAACATGGACGAGTTTCAAGTCACCGGCGGCAAGCAAAAGCGTGTCGAGGATCAAACATCGGCGCTTAGGGAGAAGCTTAACCTTGACTCGCTTCGTCGTGACCCCAAGGCTTTCAAGAAGGACAAGGCTGCGCTTGACAAGTTGCTGCGGCAGTCATTGGCGTTTTATCGTGAGGCGCTTAAGGGAGCGTCCGCCTACGAAAAGCCCAACTTGCAGAGCAAGATTTACGGGCTTGAATCAGAGATCATCAACAACCGCAACAATGCCTACACTGACCCGGTTGCCGAAGCGTCCCTGCAGGCCAAGCTTGAGCGCAGTAACGCTCTATTGACCTCGGCGCGTAACGAGGCTGCGATTAGCACAGCGTTCTCTAACGTCGCTGGCTCGATGATGTATGACAGCGAATCGATTGCTGCTGGCGGTCCCGGCGGCTCAAGTTATTTCAGCGGACGCGGCGGCCGCACCACGAATCCTGTTGTGGTTAACATCAACACTCTGCATCCGGGCGATCCAAACACGTTGTCTGCTGTGGCATCGGCAGCTACCGGCGGACTTGATTTGCAGGGTACCGTCACTAGCCCGCGTAGTCTGGTGGGTTAATGGCGGACGTACTGCAAATTGTTACCCTCAGTGCAGGTGGCACTACGGCCTCATCAGTAACCGGCGGCGACCTTAACGGGACTGACTGGAGTCTCGTCAGGGACACGCTGAAGCTGGTCCCGGGTCAGCGTAATCAGCAGTTCGCTGACACGAATCGGCGCTACGGCGGATCGGTCCTTGCCGCTGAGACTCACGCGAATGGCACGGTGACCGCCAGCTTGATTTACGCCGGGTCTTCCGCTAATGCGGCTGTCACCAAGTGGGAGCAGCTTCTCGGCATTCTTGAAGACACTGACAAGGATTACTACTTGAAGTGGCAGCCCGAGAACGCAACAAACGCCGTGTACTACCAGATCAAGGGGCCAGCTAGCTGGCAGGCAAATTACCGCTGGATCGAGTTCAGTCAGAATAAGTCAATTGTCTTCGAGGTGTCATGGCCGATCGGCCCGCTGGGCAGGGGCTTGAGTCAACAGATTTCTGCGCTGTCGACGACTACCTATCCGGCTAGTGCGGACGTCTCAGTAACTGCGGGTACAGCGCCCGGACTACTGGACTTGCAGTTCAACACTTCAACGGCCGCTAACTGGATGCTTGCTAGTTGGTCAACTGTTGGTACTCCACAGTCAAACACACGCGGGCCGTTTGGTGCCTTGGCGTTGACCAACAGCGGCGGCACCGCTTACGCTACTGGGGTTAGTGTGTCGGGTACGAGCTTTGGGTTCGCGGCGGAATCATCGACCACACTGGTTGGCGGCAAGGTGCGCGTCGCTACCCCGACTGCGTCGACGTACACCGTCAACGTCGACCTCGACCCTTCAACCTTGAAACGCGACTCTTTCAACGGCAACGACGTAAGCCTTGAAGTCTGGGCGCGAATGAAAGTCGCGTCCGACCACATTCCTACAACCACCACGTCGCTGGCTCCAACTGCAGGCACCAATTTCGGTGACGCTCGCTACACCGCAGAGTACGGCACCGCAGGGAAGCTACTGACCAAACCATCGTCTGGCAGCAACTGGTACTTCTACAGGCTTGGGACCGTTCCTGCGTACGTTGATCCGTCAAGCAGCCCGGCCGCTTGGCGCCTCAGTATCGCAACAGCTTTTTCGGCGGCGTCCTCAAACGAGTTTGCAATCGACTACGTCTGCGTCGTGCCAGCACGGCAGCGGGCATTGTCACCTACCGCAAAGACACCTAACAGTTCGTACCCAGTCTTTATTCCGTCAAGCAGCGGCACCGCAAAGATCATCCGCTCGAACTTGACCGGCTGGATGAAAAGCAACGGCGGCACTAACGATTACACTGCGGCCGGGTACTTCCCTGATTCTGGGCTTGGCGGTCAGCTCTTGGAAGTTCCGGCAGCGTCAAGCTTCAAGCTTTTCCTTAAGCCGTCGGCGGCTGTGCCTGATGATCCGGAGGCCACTAACGTCGACACTGTCAGTCAATCCCTGACTGTCAGCGGCTGGTACACCCCGCGTTACTACCTCGCTAGGGGAGCCTGATGCAGACCGCTGACGCGGTGGTTCGCCTTCAGGCAATGGACGGAGCGTGGGAGACTTGCGGCGTTGATCGCCGCGCTGGAATCTCGCCTGAGGGAATCCAGCTTTCCTCTAACGACTGGGGGAATGACACCGCAAGCTTTACCTTGCGCCGCACTCCGAGCGCCCTGTGGCCCGACCTTGCTGCGTTTACTCCAGTCGAGATCGAGATTGCTGGCGTCACTGTTTGGGAAGGGTTTATCTCGCAGACTCCGACTACGGACGCCGACGGCGGCAGCGTCAACGTGCAATGCAAGGGCTGGCAGTATCACCTTGACGATGACTCGGTTGAAAAGACTTGGGTGCATTCGCGCCTTGCTGATTGGCAGGAGCCTAAGAACTTTCAGACGACTAGCCTTACGGCGTTCCCGTTTGGCTCGACAGTGCAGGCCAGTGAGGGCGTGGTTACAGTCGGCTGGGCAAAGGGCAGCACAATTCAAGCCAACACTTACGCTGCCGTGCTGCTGGATCTCGGCCCCGAAGCCAACGCTCAACAGATTGCCGTGAGTTGGGTTGTGCCATCAGGCGGTAACTACTCAACAAGCGACAACATGAAAGTAGTAGCTCGGAGTTCTGATTCGCTTAAAACGATTCACGTTGATAGCGCCCCGACTACACCTCAAAGCAGCGCGTGGCCGCAGGCGATGGGAGCCGTCGGAACTGGTAGTAGCGCCTACGGCACGTTTGCAAACCCCAGCAGGTATGTGCTGCTCGGCGTTCAGTTTGTCGGCGGCACTAACACGATTACCTCAGATTTCTTGGTGCAGTTCACGGCTATTCAAGTGTTTACCTCAAGTCCTAACCGATGGGCTGGAACGGTCACTTCGACTAACGGTTCGGTTAGCGCCACCTACACCACTACTAGCGGCACACTTACTGCTGGCATGCAAATTAGCGCGATCGGGGTTCGAGCTGGCACGACAGCATTGGTTGTCAGTGGTTCAAACGTCACCCTCAGTGTTCCAGCTACCGGGGCAACATCGGCGTCAGCCACCGGCCTTGTCAATGGTGTTGTTGCCAGCGAAGTAGTAAACGACGTGATTGAGTACGCTCCTTTGCTGGACCAGAGCGGCACCTATGTTTACCCGACGAAGTTCGCAGTGCCGCACCTCGCAGCCGAGGGCGGCGGCCGCAGCCCACGCGAGTACATCACTGCCGTCAACTCGTACCACAACTACGTCAGCAAAGTCGGTCCCGGACGTAAGTTTATTTTTTCTCCGCGCCCGGCTACCCCATCAACGGTTGTCGGCAACTGGGGTGGCTCCGCGTTTTCTGACGCCTCCGCTAACTCAGGAGATGAGATTTACAGCAAGGTTGTCGTTGAAGGCACTGGGCCAAATGGACAGGCAGTGAGGTCTCCCCGCTACGCTGGGGCCACTGCGGATGGTGCGATGATGGTTTCTGACATTACGTCAGCGACAGTAGCCAACCCTGACTTTGAGGCCAACGCCAACAACTGGTACAGGTCCCCAAATTATTGGCTGGTAGCGTCAGGTTTTCCCGGCGGCTTTGTTCGCCAAAACAACACGCTCCTCGCCGGGTCTTACACAGCCCAGTGGCAGCCGCCGCCGCTTGACTCAAGTGTTGGCAACACGCACCTTACGGGGTCTTTGAAAGCCGGGTACACCTTCAAGGCTGGCACCGCCTACATCTTGAGCATGCTTGTTCAGCCTGACGTTGACGGGCATTTTCCAACTGTGCGCTTCGGTGATCTCGCCAACTCAGGCAATTACGGGACGACGTGGGCAAAAACAACGAGTGGTGATCAGCAAATTCGGCAAGTGTCAGTTGCTTGGGTTCCAAAAGTCGACACTGTGAGTACAGCCGTTGTTGAAACTACGATCACTCAAGCCTCGACAAGCAATCAAATCAAGGTCGCATCAACAGCGGGTATTTCAGTCGGACAGTGGGTTGTCGCTAATGGCGTCCCAACTAAGGCGTTAGTCACGGCCGTCAATACTGGTACTTCACTGGTCACGTTGAGCGCCACTGTGTCGGTGCCTGCAGGCTACGTTTCGAGCGGCTACAACGCTGTTTACTTTGGCAACGTCGCAATCCGCCTGTACGACAACAACATTGTTACAGAGACCGTGACTGGCAACATCTACTTTGACTCAGTCACCGTCGGCGTCAGTCGATCAACCATGCCAGACAGGCGTGGCTTTACTCGCACTAAGCGGCTTCGCCTCGACGCCTCAACCACCGACTCGGCGGCAGCTCAGATCGGTGACGTGTTTCTCGCGGCGCACATGGCAACCCCTTTGAAGGGTGACTTGACAGTTACTAGCGGCGGCGTCCGTGACTACTTTACTGGCGCCTCGCTGCACCCGTCACAGCTACTGCTAAAGACCTCCGAACTGATTCATTTCTCAAACCGCGTCGACCCCGACTCGGGCGCGTACGGCAGGGACGGGATCATCGCAGGCGTCAGCTACGATCACTCAAATCAGTCAGCTCAAGTGTCGATCGACAACCAACGAAACAGGTTTGAAAAATTCCTGTCCAGACTGGCCGTAGTGACTAATAGCAAGCTCGGTCGCTGACAGACCCCAGCGTAGTCTGGGTTGTATGCCTAATCCAAAAGATGAGCTTAAAGCTCACGAGGATCGCGCCAAGCGCGCTAGATCCAACATCGCGAAGTTCAAGCGCCTCATGGCGCACAACGCACTGGTGCTGAAGCTCGAGCAGCAGCGCGCCGCCCGAGTCAAGAAAAAGATCGCTAACACTGGCGAAAGGTCCGCTGCAGTTAAGTGGGCGCTGTCAACCGTTGGTGTTGTTGAGTCACCACCGTTCTCCAACCAAGGCCCCCGAATCACTAAGTGGGCTAGCCTCTGCGGTTACCCCGGCGGCGGCGTTCCATGGTGTCAAGTCTTTTGTGCCACCTCAGCGTACGTCGGCAGCAGCCATCGGATCAACCCTGCTGATGTCGGTGGTTACACCGTGTCGGTCGTTGACCGCGCTACTCGCCACGCAAAAATGGGTGGCGTTGACGGCTGGAAGAAGATTAAGTTGTCAGAGTGCAAGCCCGGCGACTGGGTTTACTTTAAGTTCACTCCCGGCGGCGACTCAGTTCAACACGTCGGAATTTTCCTGAAGTCAAACGGGTCATCGGTGACCTGCGTTGAAGGTAATACCGCCAGAGGTAACGGCGGCGATCAAGCAAACGGCGGCGGCGTCTTTGTCCGTACTCGATCGCTTGACGTTGTTGCCGCTTGCGTCCGCGTTCCCTACAAGGACTAATCACATGAATAGCAAAGCCCTTACCAGCACAATTCAAGGAATAGCAGCCAGCGTCTTGACGGCGCTTGTCACGTTCAAGGTACTCGACGCCGGGTCGGCTAACGCCCTCGCAGGTGTCGCAGTGAGCTTGGCCCCACTGGTCGCTGCAGTCGCGATCCGGTCAGCTCGTAAACCCAAGTAAAACGTACGCCCCCGGCGCCTTACTGGCCGCCGGGGGCGTTTTCGTTAGCGGGACAACCGGGGTCTGGTTTTGTTTACATACCCGCTAACGCAACAGCAACGTATCAAAAAAGTAGGAGGCCCGCACGGGTGTCCATTCCCGGCGGGCCTCTCTTGCCAGTCTCCGGTGTCCGGGCCATCGACTGACGTAGGAATTACGGTAACACACTTTCCGTCCGGTGGGTACGTTATGCGCCCCAAGCTTCGGGTCGATCAAACAACTCACCGAAGCTCGCCGGTCGCAAAGTGACCTCCTCAATCTTCTCAGTTGTCACTGGGTCGATCACCCGCATGTCCGGCCCTCCATGGTGAACTTGGCCCCAGTGTTCCAGTAGTTTCGCTGAGACCTCGTCGTCGTGACCACTGTCAGGTGCAGCGTATTTGAAGCGGCCGGTGGTCTCACTCATTACATACGCATAAGTATTAAATTCGTGAAGTTGCTCGTCAATAAGGTAAGCATTGCCACGCTCAAGGTCGGCCGACAACAGGTTCACGGCGCGGCCCTTCCAGTCGTTGGTGAACTTGACCGGGACGATGTCGAGGCCGTCCTCCTCAAGGTCGTCGAAGATCACGTCGCCGATGCCAGTGGAGTCCATGATGATCGTCACGCCTGTAGCGCCCATCTCTTCAAGCAGACGTGCGGCCGACACGATCCGGTCCTTCTGCATCGGCCAGCTCACGGCGTTGAAACGATCGTGGTACACGGGCAGGCGGTCGCCGTCACGGCTCGCAGTGAACACAGTGAAGTCCCTGTGCTTGGCAAGGTCAATGCCAAGGTAGACATGATGCCCGGCAGGACTTACAAGCTCAGGCGCAATCACCTCGGGCTTGACACGGAACACTGAGCCAGCGTCGGAGACGAACTCGGCTAAGACTTCCTGCTCGTACATGACGGCGG